ATGCTCTCAGATACCAAGATAAAATCTTTAAAGCCTAAAGAAAAAATGTACAGAGTGCTTGATGCAGAAAGGTTATACATTGAAGTAAGACCCTCTGGCAAGAAGATATGGCGCTTTAAATACACCCTGAATGGCAAAGAAGGAACCGTAAGTTTTGGTGAATACCCTATCGTTTCACTTGCCGAGGCTCGTAAAAAGAAAGATGAATCCAAAGCACTGTTGAAGGATGACATCAACCCTGTAGACGACAAGAAGAAAAAGAAGATCGAGGCTGTTACTGCCACGACCAATACTTTTAAGGCTGTAGCTGAAGAATACGCTTTGGAACAGATGAAATATAAAAGTGAGGACTACATAGAGCAGTTCAAGCGATCAATGCGAAAGGATATTTACAAGGTTATTGGCCATAAGCCTGTAAAGGATGTCAATTCCTCCGACGTGCTCACTATTATGAAAGACACTATGGTTAGGGTGAAGAAGCTTAGTCATTACGGCACAGGTGAGGCAGCAGCCAATCAGAACCGCAGATTTGTCAGCCTGGTAATGAAATATGCCATTGTTACCCTTAGAGCAGATAATGACCCCACATACGCTGTTAGAAGCGCCATAGAAGCACCTGAAATTGAGCATGCACGACCATTAGAGAAAGATGAACGTATCAAGCTAAGAACGCGCCTAGAGTTGTACGGTGGCACAACAACGGTCAGAAATGCCTGCCTAGCTATGATGTATTCTATGTTACGTGCATCTGAAATTAGACGCATGCAATGGTCCTTTGTGGACTTTAATGAAAAAGTGATTGAGTTTCCTAAGGCATCGAGACGACGCAAACAGGAGCGCAGCAACAAAAAGAACCATATTCATTTAGTTCCAATGTCGGATCAGTTGTGTGCCTTACTTAAAGAGCAGTATGAAATTTCTCAAAATGAGACTTATGTTTTTTCAGCGCCATTTAAAAATGATGAGATGTTGGCAAGAACAACACTAAACAGAGCATTAGTTTTTATTGGGTTGCCGGAAGTCACCACACATGATTTTAGGGCGACCGCTTCCACTTTGTTGAATGAGAAAGGTTATAAGCCTGATTGGATCAATAAGCAGTTAGCGCATGTTGAGGAAAATAAAACAAGGGCGACATACAATCATGCAAAATGGTTGGATGATCGTAGAAAAATGCTCCAAGACTGGGCTGACATTGTTGATAGTTGGAAGGAGTGAGAATGAAAGACTGGCTCTACTTCACCATTGAGCACCCGATCAAATATAGCGGGCCTTTCTGTACAGAAAGTCAGTTCGTTGTACTAACCTCTAAGAGAATGGAATGCTAGATCATAGAAGTATTTAAAAAAATCTTATAAAGTGTATTTTAAATACATCTAAATTGTTACATAGGCAACTTAATGTTATTGGGCAAATCTATAATTGAGGATAAAACGAAACCTACTTTTCTTATCCCCCTATATCAATCGAATGTAAAACAACTATTAAGTAATAAAATTTTGTATCAGAAGGAATCACATGATGAACAACAATGAACTTGGCGAACTTATTTTAGAGCAAACTAGTGATGCGGTAATTTATGCCGACAAAGATGGCAACATCCAGCGCTGGAATAATGCCGCTAGTCAATTATTTGGATTCTCTAAAGTTGAGGCACTCGGGCAAAGTCTTGATCTAATCATTCCGGAGCGTGCTCGAAAGGCTCATTGGCATGGCTTTAATCTAGCCGTAGAAAATGGAAATCTTAGGCTTTCTGGAAAACCAACCTTGACTCGAGCAATTCACAAAAATGCAGAGAAAAGGCTCTACGTACAAATGAGTTTTTCATTAGTTAAGGATAATGATGGTCATGTGCAAGGAAGCGTTGCAATCGCCAGAGATATGACAGACACCATGGCACAAAAGTAAAAATGTTTATACTGAACACACTATCAAAAATGGTGAGCCATTCTATAAAGAATCTGGTTGGTCGCTTGGTTTGAAGAATAATTATGTGGTTTTGAGTGGGGTGAAAAGTTAGCCCTCAAGAGAGGGCTTGCACAATAGCACCGTGCTTAGCTTTACAGTCATTGTATTTTGAAACCACATCAATAGACCAAACCAAAGCCACTTTACCCCGCCCAGACTCTAACTTTTGTAAATCTGCACAAGGTTCAAGGAGGTTCGCTGGAATCGTTGGCGATAAGTGAGTTGATTGCTGACACCCCATCATCATCAAAACAATGCTGCTGATACACAGGACGATCAATGATCTTTTGCACTGTACGCGTAACTTGCTCGACTTTAACGCGTTGGTTGGATTTTTCGGCTTCATAATCTGAGCTCACTTTATTGATTTGATCTTGCTTGGCTGCCAAGGCTTTTAGGTGCTTTTGTTCGATCTCTTGGATTTTGACGAAGCACTTGGAATCGGCTTCTTTAAGCTGGCCAGTTTTGCTGTTCAACAACATCAGGCAGATCAGTAACAAAAAAGCGAGAAATACGATGATGCATTCTCGCCAAAACTTTGCCGCTAGAATGATATAAGTCATGACATCCAGCCTTTAATTTTCGTTAAATTAGCTTTTCGGTCATTCAAACCATTTGTGCCACCATTAATCTTTTTGGTGATAGAAAGCACGTCATCTTTATCAGCGAGCTCATTCAAGGCGTTACTTGTCCAGAACTTGCAAGCAACAAGTAATCCGATACTTGGCGTAGCAACAAGTTCAGGATGTGACTCAAAATCAATACCAAGTGCTTGCCCGTACTTTTTATAGTTTGCCCGTCCTGTTAGCTGAATTGGTCCACGCCCTTTAAAGCGAACACCATCCCCTGCCATGACATTGCCTAGATCCTTTCGCCCCTCATAAGCTGCTCCAGATGCAATTTCCTGCATATATTTGAAATTTCCAGACTCATGTGCAAGTTGTGCAATAAAATGAGCAAAACGCAGCTCGTTATATAAGATTGCATAGTCTTTAAAGTGTACATTCGACGCCAATGCAAGCTCTTCAGCCCAACTCTGATTAGCACCAAGTTTTTTAAATAGTGCTGTTAATGTGCTTCGACCGATATTTCCGTCTACCACTACACCTAAAGTTTTTTGCAGGTTTTTAAAGTTCATTTCACTTTCCTATAGGCAATAAAAAAACCGCCCTAAGGCGGCATTGATTTGTTTTGCATTAATTACTTAAATCATCTTTAGTTTGTTTAAGTTCTTTCACTACTTCAATAATGGTTTTCCCTTCCTGCCTGTTTATGAAGTTGAAGGTCCACCGCACAATGGCCCAGCCAGGTAAACCGCAGACAAAAAAGAAGCCACCCAATGCAATCATTCCCCATACATCTGTAACCCACTCATGCAATCCCCATTTAACGATGATGAAAGCACCTCCAGTTAAGCTAGAAATAACCGTACAGATCAAACCCACAGCCCATTCCTGTGGTGAGCGAGGTAGACGCATCATGATGACAACAGTTGCAACAAGTGCGATTGCTAAAGTAATTACTACTGCAGCACCATAAAATTTTAAAAAAGCAGCAAAACCACTTGTAGAGACAGGCTCCATATAATTCCCCAAATTTTTGACATAAAAAAACCGCTTAACGCGGCACTCACTTGTTCTCACTTAAACTTCAATATTCATGACTTCACCAATCGGTGCACTCCTTACAATTAATTGCCCTTTCACAAAGACTCGACTCCCTATTTGAAATACCGTGGTAGCAGTACAAGCCACCAAACCTGATCCATCGATCACCAACACTTTATAATTCGGATGATCAGCCATCTGAACAGTACCTACAAATTCAGATTCCCTGGGAATGAGATCCAATAAGCGCTTATATGCATTACTCATGATTAACTCGCTCCACGGTAACGATCTGTGTGACTTTGCTATAGGTGAATGAGCAACTCACTGAATCTACAACTCCCCACCACTCTGCATTGAATGCCAAAATATCTGCTGGTTTACACAGCCCGATTTTTTGAGTTAAAGGCATGGTAAAAGTATGCATCTCTACCATTCCTGCCCTGGCTAATGCTGACTTAGCATAAGCACCCATTACTGATGCAGATGTAAACAGATTGTTGTTAACCGTTTCTAGCAAGATGTCACCACTGCTGCCAGTGCGCTTTACTAGTCCTGTTTGCCCAGTCTTATCATTGGTAAGGCTAATGCCGTTATAGTCAGGATAGGTGTCATAATCAGTAGATAACTCAGTGACAATTGATTCTGGCAACAGAATGTCGTAGTCATTCGTGTTCATCGAATCCCAGAAGGTTTTCTTATAAAGTGGCTTGATGGTTATCGCCTGACTATCTGCCTCGCTATATACAAATCCTCCACCTGCAGCTGTAATTTCCTGAATGGCTTTGATCGGCGTCAATCCTGAGTAACTGAAGCTCTCCGTTGGAACAATCCAACCTAATGCATCGATCAATTGCCAATTCAGACCCAAATCAGGATAAGCTGATCGATCAATCTCAGCTTGAACCAGTTGTACAGACGTACGCTCATTCTCCTGAAGGAAAGCCCGAGGTGGTGAAGATGGTGAATCCAGTAAAGCTGATGGACTACGCCCCGTTAATGTATAGGTTTCTTGGGCAAACTGCCGTGATCGGGTGCGACTCTCCAGTAGCATCAAATGCTCGAAGCCATTCACCACGATTTTTAAAATGACAGGCTGTCCTGCAACTGGATCTAGTTTTGACAATTCAAACGCAGGAATCGCTAAAGTATAGGACCAGCACCAACTCTGTCGATCGGTGCGGTAGTTCCCATTTAATACATGAATCTTTTGCCCATTATCAAGGCGCGTTACGCTAATTTCATTCACGATATACCACCATGGTTTTGATTCAAATGTAGGAATACAGTCGTCTACGCCAAAATTCAGAATGACGTTATGTGAGTCCACATCTGTGCAGAGACAATTGAAAACCAGATCCGTATTACCAACGTATTCAGGGATTTCAGCTTCTGGCCAAGGCTCAACCGCATGTTTGCGGTAATAAGTGGGCCGAGCCTTTTCCCAAGGAATAGAGTTTTGAGTAACGAGTTCTAAACCTTTATCCCAATCAAATAAAAACTTGTGTTCGAAAACCTGTGCAACCTCATGACTGAATGTCAATTGCTTGCGTTTGCGAATGAGTTCATCCCATTCTGTAGAACGTTGAATCCTTAGCTTCAATGATTCTTCAAAAACCAAGCTCTGATTGATGAAGTACTTTTGATTCTCTTGCCAATACAAATAACCTGAACTGCTTAGCCCTGTGCCTTGTTCAAAGGCTTTTTGCACCGCCACCCTAAGTGCAAGGCCTGCCTGAAAGTTACTCTCAGTAGAATGACTGATGGTCAATCCTGAGTCATAAAAAAAGGCACTGTGATGTGCCTTAATGGTTGGTTTTGACCATGATATTTCAGGTGTAGTCAAATATGGAATTGCTGTCTGGTATTCAGCAGCCCAGTAAGTTTCAATACCACGTGTATGATTAATATCATTGATGCCAGATATACTGGATTGAATAGACGTATCAATAACAGCAAGCAAGGCGCCTCGATTATCGATATTCCCCCAATTTCCACCACTGATTTCAGCCTGAATATTGGTATTGATCGTAGCGAGTAAAACACCTAATTGTGGCTCAACATCAGCAAAATTTAATACGACGTTATGACCGTCGACTGGCGTGAATGGTTGCTCAAAATCAAGTACGACATTATGCGCGTCTGGTGGCGTGTAAGACATTGACCACCTCTAAATCAGTAGGGTTTCAGAATGATGCTGTCGAGTTTTTGATGAGAGCCCAGTGCAATATCAGCGCTATTTAAAACAATATCTGTGCCTGAGATACCAATTGTGAAATCTGCATAAGGTTCGTCATCTCCATTGTATAAACGAGCCCAGATAGCAGTTCCTGCTTTAGCTGCCAGAGCTGTGTCAGTTGGATAGAGCTCAATCCCATCAACCAATACTTGCTTGATGCAAGGCTCAGGCAATGACAATGCACATAATGCATTTGCAGGATTTGCTGCAATTTCAGTACTGGCAGGCTTGGTGTCACTGTAATACACGAAATATGCGGAACCACTACCTGTATCCAAAAAATCAGCATGGGCTTGTAGGGCTAAAATTCCTGCTTTTTTTGATATTTGTACTGTCATTTCGTCACCACATTATCTTGGATTACCGCATTAAATACTTGTGCAATATCACGTGCAAAAACTGTAAATCGATGCCCTTTAGGTAAACCCTTGAATGTGTAAGCACCCATGTCATTGCTTTGTGTAGCGACGATTTGATTATTAAGTGGGTTAAATAAATGAACAATTGCACGATATGGCACACCCTTTTTCAGCACAACCCCTGAAATCGACACAAAGGTATTCGAACCACCCGCATAATGTTCGGCATTTGATCCCTGATATGGATTGTATTCCATCACAAACTCCCAAGATTGAATGCGTAACGTCTATTGTTAAGCTGAAGATCAATTACATACATCATGTTGCTATAGGCAACAGTTGAATATGCAGCATCAGAGCGTGCTTTATTGATGTAGCGTAAACACGGTAACACCCCCATCAAATAAGAATTTGCAATCAAAGTGAAAGGCATACATGCAAAATTATTAGAATAGGTATTGATCGTTCCTGAATCATACAGGCCATGTGCAGCAAGTACTGAAACCTGTGTGTTTACGCCAACACCATTAAATATGATTGCTGGGCAGTTATTTCCGTAAAATGGCGCACAATTTTGTCCCACGGAAAAGTCTCGACTTGCTCCGACAGTGGCATAATCCCAAGTGGCCAACAAATAATACGGTGTGGCATCAACCCCATCGATCAGATCGTAGACTCCAAAACCATAAAGTAACTTATGGCTGTCTGAGGGTTTCATTGGATTCACTAAGTAGAACCCTTGGCTATTCCCTACAATCATCCATGGTCGATTACCACTGATTGATGAGTCAGAGTCAGCTCCAGCGGTATATGCATCCGTACTCCTAGCATAGTACCATTTAGCCCACCCCGCATAAGCACTCGAACCAGAACCCGTCCCCACCCAGTTTTTAGTCGGATTATCGGCATCAAATGGAATCTGTGTCGAAGACAGATCATCAATACCAGCACAATTCTCAAGTACACCCACTTTGGCGTATTTCGCATAGCTATCCGAGTAAACTGGATCGAGACTATTATCCACTCTTAAAAATGGGCGATACACTGCACTGACATTTTTATCTCGATAAACGGCCTTATTGGGGCCTGCAAATGATTTTTCATATCCCAGCGGTTTCAGAATCGCATTTCCAATCGTTGTCACTGTGGTTACAGTACTCTCGATGACAACAGCTGCCGCGTTTGGAACCCCGACAATTCGAAAATCACCATTTAAACCCGTGGGAACGAAGCCACTAAGTCTTAGGACTTGAAACATCTTCAGTTGATGATTGGTTGTAAATGTAATCGTCAACTGAGAACCTGAACTGGTGACGTTATTAATTGCAGGAAGTGTTAGACCGTTGACAAGACAACCATCGAGCACATTAATCAGGACACCCCATGCATTACCTAGGCTTGGTGCATTGTAGTTTTCACTACAGATAAATTGATAATCTGTACTTGCGACCATTTTCGATTACTCATAAAAAAAGACCACTTAAAGCGGTCTAAATTGATATTAGTTTTTGCTACACATTACGATTGATATCGCCACGGAACATGATCTGGAATTGATCCGAGATTGTTGTCGGCTCGGATTGCTTCACTGTTCGGATGCACCAGACTGGGAATGTGGCCGCTTTGGTATTGAAGCGCAGCACATTGCCTGATGCCCACCCCGTTCCCCAACCTTCTTTCTTGATGGTGAAATAAGGAGAACCAGTAACTGGGTTGATCGGAGAGCAATCTACATTAATTGAACCCGTTCCAATTTGACCCGCATCCTCACCAATAATTCTGAAGTTAGTAGAGTCGGTAAACACAATCGCCCAGCGTTCCTGAATCGCACCTTTATTCGTGACTGCAATCGGATAAAGCGCATCATTGTAATTCGCAGAAAGACTTGCGCCTGAGGCTGTATCGGCCCATGTGTTATTCCACACAGACTGTACGAACTTAGCTGTATAGCGTGACTGCATATCATTAATGACTAAAGCAGACCCGACGACTGTATTTTCAGCTTGATAGTTATGCGTCAAAGGCTTGGTAAATGTCACTTGGCCATTAATCTGCACATCATTAATCAAGCCCATATCCTGATAGCGATGCTTTGCCGAGATTGGAGCAACCAAAGCACCCAAGGCAAAATCACCACCCAGAGTCACACGCCCATAATCATAATCCACCGTATATAAATCAAAGGGCACTTTGCTTCCATGGGCATCCTGCAACTCGCACCACGAAATACGCTGATCATTCAAGTTGTAAGTTTGCCCTGCAACATGGCTTGGCAACTCTTGAAGCTTGGTTGCACTGATAATCCCGAGATCCCCAACACGAAAAATGGGTACTCGCCCATCAGGTGGCAAGCGCGTTGCAGAGAGTCCTAGGATATCTGCATCCAATGGAATGTATGTATATGCCACTGCATTGAAACGCACGCTATCCGCAGCAATCCAGAATGGCACATTGATATAATGATCCGTACCTTCAATAAACTCCAGTTCAGGCAAATACCATTCTTCAGCTTCGATTTCCGCGCGATTGGCTTCTGTAATCTTGGTTTTGGTATAAAAATAAAGATCGACAAAACCAGTTTCATAGTTAATCGAGCCATGCGCTTGTGTTGTCTCAATCAGACCAGCTTCATTCGCAGTCAGGGTTAGCTGCCCTCCGCTGATTGCACCTACTACAACGGTCAGAGAACCAGGACGAATCGGAATCGTTGGTGTTCTAAAACTGACATGGTGAATGGGCAAAAGATCAGTTGTAGTCGTGAGCGATTGGAGTGTGAGCGTGTTATCCGCTCCTGGTGTCCAGCTATCAACAGTGACAACACCTGTACCATATTGAATAGATCCACTCTGTGTGGCACTGCCTGTGGTCGGATCTACATTACGATAAATTAAACCACTGCGGTCAATAAAGGTGTCTGCACCCGCTTTGAAACGTACTGAGCCAGTAAGAATCTGTTCATCAAAGCCATTTGTAAGATCAAACTTAAGGTTTGATGCCGTCACTTGTTTAGAGCCTGCAGTTTCACTTGCAGTATCTCGGTAACGCACAGTGATATCAGTCGTTCCATAGGCTTTATAGGTTTCTTGCGTCGCAATAACTTTGTCAGTCTGTGGTAAATAGAAGCCCATCTTTTACCCCGCTAAATAGTAAGATTGAGATTTGAAATTTTGCGAGTAGCGTGTGTAGGTTGAATGTGGCGTGATCTCCACAGCACCTGTGGTGTAGTTAATCGTACCCATGACATTACCCAGTCGATCGACCAAATTCCCCAAGGTTCCACTTACTGGTACATCTGTCACCAAGACCGAACCACCCGCCTGCAAAAGCTGATTGGTTAATGGAATATCGAGTTCAACACTGTTGGGTTGAATGGCTGCACCTGCACCAATAGTAAAAACTAACTTGTTATTTGCATCTGGAACAATGTCAGTAACCACTTGCGACTCAGGTTCACCATAATCAAACACGAAGTTAAATACGGTGCCTTTCTGCGGAAGCTTATTCGGTATCAACTTTCCAGTACCTGCGGCATAGTTAATGCTTCCGATCGCATCCCCTGTAAATTGCCCTTGCGCATTGCTGGTTGCGGTTTTAGTCACTCCATCAAGTAACCATGTGGCAGTGACACTGCCAGACTTAACCCCTTCTTGCCCTAAATCAAATTCAATCGCTGCAGGTAATACAGCAAGATTTGATCGAGCAAAAGTGGTAATCGGCGAACCCCATTGCAATAGAATCGGTGTCCCTACATCAGGTAAAGCGCCTGTGGTTAACAGCCATGAGCCTGTCTGATAGTTGACTGTACCGCTACCGACTACACTGTTTGCCCCAACCAAACGCCCTGTGCCATTGTCTTTCAACATGTAGAACTTACCTTGTGCCATATAGGAAATCGAAAGCGCACCAGGTGCAGGAATTGGAAGTAAAACTCCTGTCCAGTTCGTCCCTTGGTTGTTCTGAGTCACGGGTAAAGCATAAGACTCAAAAGGCTGATTGGGTGCTGCTGCAGGCGTGAATGTAATATTCAATACCTGATTGCCTGTACCGATTGCATTGGTCCACACAATTTGACCCGTTTGATAATCTATTGTTCCGACCTGGGTACCCGTTGCCGTGCGAAGTGTGCCGCCATTGTCCGTGATTGATTGACTGAACAAGCTAAACGACATGCTACCCGGCATAACGCTAGAGCCGAGAAAGAGGCTTTGTGCTGTATTCACGTTTGTTGTGAACTGCACAGTGATTGTTCCATCACTGCCTGCAACCAGTGCAGAATTTTCACTGACTGCATTCAGGTCCAGTAATGGGGTTTCCACTTGGGAAGACGGGATGAGCTGAGCATAGATACTTTCAGCATTAACGGTAAAGCTACCCACATTGACATCTTCAACCAGATTCACACTGGCATAGTAACGACCACTATCAGCCACAATCGTGTCCCGAATGATGGTTGCTGGCTTGGTATTGTTGTACCACTGTGTCGCGGACACACCAATGAAATCTCGGCTGAGTGGATCATTAAATGAATAAGTTGCGATCTTGAACTCAACATTGCTGTTATTCACTCGGACCGTGCCAATGCGCGTTTCAACTGCAGTTAGGCGTAGAAACTGAGTGACTTCATTTGCTGTACCTTCATTCACAACCAATACGATCGAGTCACCAATGTTGTTTTCAGTTTCAGACTTATCCATGACCACTTGAATTGACTTCATGCCAATGTAGGCTTCATCAAGTAACGATCCAACCGCCTGTGCACCTTTGGCCAAATAATTCTCTACACGGTTTTGAGCGGCTGCTCGTTCATCTGTCCACGATTCTGTACTGAACAGCAAAGCCGATACATTTGGATCTGCTGGATTCTCTGAAATGAATGCTGTAGCACCCATAAGTGGATCTGCATCTTCATTGGTTAGACCAGGAAAGATCTTACGCATCGATACATCGCCCATTGTGCGGTCTAGCTCTGATATGTCTGGGAATAGGTTATTGCTCTCCCCATCTACCACAATCTGACCTGAATATTTTCCCCCACCATCTTCTGTGTCGGTCAAACGCTGCGACTTATAAATGACGAGGTTGTTGGTTTCAATTGGCATCGTTTAGCTCCGTAAATCGCATAGTGACACTGTAAAATTCATTCTCAGAAGCGGCAGGAATGCCCTTCACGGGCTTGGCTTCAATCGCATTTTCAGCATGGTTAAAAATGACATTGAACTCGCGTTGATCACTGGCATATTCAAACTTTAGAGTGAATTCTTCACCCTGGGCTGCCGACCAGTCCTTCAGGATTGAAAGGGTAGATCGCTTGATCCACCCCATATCATCTGCTGCAGGTTGCAAGGTAATAGGTCGCCCATATTTCTTTGCCCCTTCCTGAATAATCAAAGTTCCATCTACAGCACGCTCTTGTGTCTGTTCAATCGGCTTCCAGTCAAATTCATCCGACCATAAAAAACCGTCCTCTAATGGGACGGTTTCATTTGTTGATTTACGTGTTAGTTTCATGTGTTACATACCTTTGGCTATTCGCTCCAATTCAGTCATAAATGCATTCATATCCACCTGCGTAGATTCCTCGCCTGTTAATGTGACTGTCTTCCCGCCAAGCGAGAGGTTATATGTCACTGTCTTGGCAGACGGCTGCTCAACCGTAGCTGTTGGTACCGCCACATTCACTTCAGGTGCCTGAGCATTGACCGAGGCACTCTTGGTTCCAGTTCTAGCTGAACCTTGACCTGCCATATATCGCGCTAAAAGCTCCTCAACTTTCTTGGTACCGAATGCAGAGGTTTGACCATTGTTTAACAGCTTCTCAAATGCCTTAGCGGTGTATTCATCACCGCGTGCACGTGCATCCCTTGCCTTATTCTTATCAATCTCTAAACCTTGATTCAGAATGTTCTTGGCAATCTTGGCTGCTTCAGCTTCGTCGTAACCCATGCCAGATAACTTGGATTGAATATCGGAAACGTTATAAGTCGTAAAGTCAGCACCCACGCGCTGCGTCTTATTCTCCTTCTCTGCTTTGGATCGAGCATCCATCATCTCATTCCATGCTTCGATTGAGCTTTTAGCCTCCTCTCTAGCAGCATCACCGAGTTCACGGTATCCACTGATCGCTGATCGAGCAGAATCTCCAATCTTAATGTTTGACTTAACCCACTCGGATGTAGTTTGAACCACTGCTTTGCCTGTCTCATCGATCTGGACTTGGAGACCTTGGCTTGCTGCTTTTGCTTGAACTTGAGCAATCTTAGCCTTATCACCAGTAGCTATCGCTGCATTTAGCATTTCCATGTAAGCCTTCTTGATTCCTTCTGCTGTTGCTTGACCACTTTTACTGACTACATCAAAGTTTCTTTTTGCTATTTCTGCTGCTTCACTTAACTGCTCTTTGGTCTTAATGCCGAGAGCAGCAAAGGCGGCAATTGCTGGATTTAAAGCCTCTGGCAATTGAGTTGCCTTTTGCTCAATCTTACTTAGGCCTAATGCAACCTGCTCGCCAGTTATCAAGCCTTGTTTTTCAAGTTCCAACAACTTACTTTTGGCATAATCCAATTCCGCCCGTGTTTGGGCAGTATCAATCGCCTTGTTCAGATTGGTTGCTAAAGCTAAACCAGTATCAATACCTTGTGCCTTATAGGCATTCAAGTTCTCAATAACAATTTGAACGTCATTGCTCGCAGACTGAAAAGCACTTGAGAAACTGCCTTTTAATTGCTGGGTCTCTAGACCTGTACGCTCCAATGCTGCCTTCATAACCGCTTCAGTAACCGCAGCAGACTTAGTCGCCTCCTGCGCAGTACCAGCAAAAGCGGCTTTTGCATTGGTTTGGAAAACCAATAAGTCTTTACCATCAAGACCCTTGCTTAAGCTTGCCTGCAACTCATCACCAGTAATTTTTCCTTGGTCTTTAAGTAGAATCAGGGCGGTTATTGAATCATTAATTCCTTTGGTTGAGTCAAACTTCATCGCATTAGATATCTTCTCTAATGCCTCTTTGGTTGGCTCGCCCTTTTTGATTAATTCATCAAACTCTGCAACAAGTTTCTTGGATTGCTCAGTTAATTGGTAGGCTTTCTCACGGCCTTTTTCTGCGGCAGCAGCTATTTCCGCTTTAGACTCAGCTACGACTTTGGCTCTTGCAATATCCCATAATTCTTGCTGCTCAAGCAGTTGCATCGATTTAAGCAACTCACCATTGTTGAATACATGGTCTTCAGCCTTAGCAAGCGCCTCACCTATGTAAGTACCAATAGGCTCGAATACCGTTGGTACCAATACACCAACTGCAGTGATAGCCACACCAAGTGAGCCCAATCGCCCTATAAGTGCAGTTATGGATGAGCCAGTTGCGGCATTCGCTGCCACGGTTGCTGTTGCAGTTGTTGCTAATTGTGCTTTGGCTGCTGTGGTCGCTCTGGTAGCTGCTGCATTTGCCAGTTGAGCCTGTGTATTAGCAACAACCGATGCGGTTTCTTGGGTGACTGCCACCGAAGCTGCACGCACTCCAGCCGCCTTATCAAAGAACGTATTTGCAATATTGAGGGCTTTATACGCAATAAAGGCTTGAGCCGCTAATGTGAGTGTTGTAAAGATGGTATCTAGGTTTTTCGCTATCCAACCCAAGGATTCAGCAACTTTAGCACTTACATTATGTGTTTGATCTAAGTTACCTATGAACTCCATCCATGAAGTTTTCAGGTTGGTGATGCTATTCCCTATGGTTGTTGGGAATTGATCAAACTCTTTTTGAATTGTCTCTGATTGGCTAAGGAGTGCTTTAGTTATAACCTCAGTTGTAAGCTTGCCCTCACCAGCCATAATCCGAAGCTTTCCAGTTGTTACACCCAACCCCTCAGCGAAAGCTTGCAACAATCTTGGTGATTGTTCGGCAATACTATTGAACTCTTCCCCGGCTAATCGCCCTGAGCTTAGACTCTGCTGGAGCTGAAAAACTGCCGCTTCAGCACTTTCAGCACTACCACCACTCACCTGAATTGCCTGATTGATAGTCTTTGTGAGTTGAAGGACTTGATTCTGTGGGATTGACATTTCCTGCCCGATTTTTGTTAATCGAGCGTATAGGTCTCCCGTCGCCACTAAATCTGTGTTTGTCTCCCTCGCAATCATCAAAACTTCGTTAAGTGCGACCTTTACATCACCATGCGCACCTACAGCGATTTTTAGTCGAGCATTCAAATTAGCCCACGAGTCAGCGGTCTGAGCAATTTCCATTGCTGACGTACCAATACCCAAAGCCGCAAGAGCACCAGTTAAAGCATTGAAGCCTGTTTTTAGCCCCTGTATTTCGCTTGATGCGCGCTGAGTAAGTGTTTCTGTTTCACTGAGCTCTTGATTTGTTTGATCAAGAGATTGGTCTAACTCATTAATCGTAGGTGAGGTCTGCTGGGTTGCCTGTTTAAACTCTTGCATTGAGTTTTCAGTTACATCTAAAGCCTGCTCTAAAGCTGCAACTTTATCTTTAGCATGATTTAGTTCATCAAGAGAAACACCTTTGCTTGTGTTTGATAAGGACTGCCATGCGGATTTTGCCTCATTTAACTCTTTCTCGAGATCATTGATAGCAATAGATCCGAGTTCGCTAATTTTCTCAATTTCCTGAGCGGATATTTCCGCCTTATCCCCCATAGATTCAATTGCACGAGTTGCAGATTGTGCCTCACTCACAAATCCTGAAAGATCAATATCGGAAAATTTTGAAACATCATCCAGCACTTTCTGTGTGGCATGATCCACCAATCTCATGGATTCTGATGCTGTATTTTCAAACTCAGAAAATGCTTGTTTAGTTAAGTCTAGCGCCTGCTCAAGCCCCTTAACCTTATCACCAGCAGCCTTAATCTCTTCAAGTGTTACCGCTTCACTACTTTGATCCAGCGCTGCAAAAGCATTACGTGCAGCAAGCAGCTCACGCTCCAGTGAACCAATTGCCGCAACCCCAAGTTGCTCAATACGCTCAACATCCTTAGCTGATGCTGTAGCACCATCTCCCATAGATTCTATGGCTCGGGCAGCATTCTGCGCTTCACCAACGACATTTGATAAGTCTACATTCGTGAATTTCTGAACTTCAGCAATAGTGTTGCTGGTTGCCTTATCCACCCCAGTCATAGCATTGGTTGCAACTGACTGGTATGCGCCAAACGCTGCCTGAACATCTTTAATAGAGCTTTTAAGATCCGCCACTCGGTTAATAGCGCTACTAATATCTGTTGGTGATGCTTTTGATTGCGATAAGCGAACTAATTCAGCTTGAGCCTCAACCAATTCACCATTGAGTGATGCAACCATTTGCTGACTTTGCATCGACATTTCGCGGATCTTCGTACCACTAATGGTGCTCTTATCGCCTAAATCAGTAATCTCTTTGGTTGCTTCATGCAGGCCCTGCACAAGCTCAGTGACTTTTACCTTTTGAGCTTCACTTTTAATCGTATCAAAAACTTTAACAGTTACATCTTGGGCTTGCTTGGTATTTGATACATAATCCTTGGTGTCTGCATCCATCACCAACTTAAAAGTTAAATTTTTTCCAGACATGAATATTCCTTTGGTTCTAAACAACCACACAAAAGAAAAGGGTCACATTTGAAATGCGACCCTTTAGGTTTTGCTGATTGGCATGGTATTAGTTCAAGTTCTCAAATAAACACGGCTGGATTTGACGATCCACATTGGCGATTGCTGTTTGCAGTACATCTCTGTGCTTTTTCCACTGAGAAAGACCGCGCCCACAAGCACTTGCGATATCTTTTTCACACTCAAATTTTGCATTGAGTGCTTCTCGTTTCTGGATAAGTGAGAAATAATCTGTCTGCAACAGAGCGCGAGCATCAAAGAAGGCTTTTACCAATGCCTTTTTGAAATCAATTACGCGTGGGCTGTTGCGCATCAAAGTCATTAAAAAATATGCTTGCTGTTCACTTAGTGCTGCATATCGAGTGTGGCGACCTCGTGTTGACTCACGTTCTGAATTCGCCATTTCAAATGCGGAATTCGTTGACTCAAAAGTAACCCGACCAAATTCCTGAATATCTGGAAGATATGTTCGCACCAATTGAATAACTGTTTTGTGTGTCAGCCCCAATCCAAGCGCTATTTGCAGGGTTGTAGTTGTAGGCTCACCTTTTTGCACTTCTACCAATTTAATTACTGGATTAAATTTCGCATTCATAGTGTTACTCCTTGGAGTTGTGTTGAGCCTGAGTGCAGAATGCAAATAAAACAAACAGGCATTAAAAAAGCCGACTTGTTATGGTCGGCTTCGCTTTAAAAAATATAAATCTGTGTCAATTGGTTTGTGAAATACTTCGTCTTGTAATAACGGGGTTATACAAGACAAACTTTTATTTAGGCATTAAAAAACCTCCCGAAGGAGGTTTTATTTATTTCTCTAGATACCATTTCATTGTATGAACTGCCTGCCCACCCAAACAACTATAAGTGGTCATCCCATTTTTTATAGCCGCTTGGTTCAGTATGTTTGCGTGACAAGCCATCTCTTGAGCCATCCCAATCATTTGCGCTGCATACTCACTTCTGAGTAACGTCAATGCTGGATAAAACTCATTTTTTATTAGCTTTGCAATTTTGGGCACATACCACATTAAGAATTGCACATCTTGATCTTCCCATGGTTTTGCAATCTGCATCTTGTCTGCATTGCTATACAAAGCGATTAGGTGATGCACATATTCCACGGCGACAGGAATTGCTTCGTATGGGATATCTTCAATATGTTCTGTGCCGAAACGCTGATTAATGATTTTCCATGCATCACTTGAGTTTAAGTGCTTGGTTTTAGCAACTAGCATGGCGTGTGCATCATGCAAAGGTGTGCGTTCGGATTTATGGGTTTTGGCAACTGGTGCGCCGACTTCCTTATCAAGAATATCTAAAACCCATTTTCGGAATTGTTTAGCTATTGCTGTTTTAGAAAACATGGCAATTAGGTGGGCACCTCGGAGTGAGAAAATTCTCGTCTCTTTCTCTGAGCTGCCGTTACCAAAACCCTTGACACTCAATTTGAGGGTCAAGGTCATAGATGAGTTAAACTCATCTTTATTGCGCTCATACACCTGAGTAACAGCATCAGATTTTGCATAACCTAATGCGCCCGCTAACTCACTCGCAGTTAGCCAAGTTTGACCATTCTGTTGAACAGGTGAAAAATTTACATCGTTAAAACTTAATGCTAAAGTAGTCATTGTTGACTTACCTCGTAGTTGTTGACATCAATCAAGCCCCGATCCGCCAAGATTTGATGGGCTTTTTTGTTGCCTGTTGATTTCATGCTTTCGCACTCTCTTGGTTTAATAGAAGTTCAACAGCCTTATTCATTAAATAATTCATTGAACGCTCTTCTTTTTTCGCCTTTTCTTTTAAAGACTCGTGCAATTCACCTTCTAGGCGAAATCGTACATCTGTAGATTTTTTTTGTTTGGTATTCATAGTCTCACCCTTATTGCCACACTTTGTGGCGTTTAATAACTATAGCCGCACTTTGTGGTATTGTAAATAGATCAAGACAACATTTTGCCACTTTTTGTGGCATGGAAACTTTATGAGCAACCAAACTGACCACACGATTGTTAGATTGCGCGTACCGCCAGAGTTAAAATTAAAAATAGAAAAATCTGCTGAAGCAAATAATCGCTCTCAAAGTGCTGAAATGGTAGCTCGGTTAGAACAAGCCTTCTCGCAAAACCAAAATGATTTTAATGCTGGCTATAACGCTTGCATGGCTCATATGATCATTGCGGTATCAAAAGCCATGTCGGAAAAAGGAATTCCTTGGAGTGATGTGCAAAAAACATTAATTGAGGTTGTTGATGACTTTCATAGAATTGCGAATGATAAAAAAGCGCCCTAAGGCGCTTATAATTGCCACTATTTAGATTTAGACTTGCAAATATTTACAGCTTGATTGCTCTCGCTCCGCAAGCTCCAATTGCTTGCCGTAATCAGTAAGCAGAGTCGCGGCATTCAACTCATATTCCTTACCTTTCATAAACTCTAAATAAGCATCAATGTTGGTTGACATTGCGTCAACATAAAGCAACCTTGTTGATTCTGCGCAACCTTGATATTTTTTTGCTGATATATTTCGTTTAATTTCTTGCATCTTCGTAACTGGTTGTGAAAGAGCAATTCTGCTTGTAGCGCTAGCAACTTGTGCGGCATCTTTCCACTCAAGAATAATGCCATTTAATTCATTGGCTTGTAGTGGAGTAATTTCTGGGTTTTCAGCAAGTTTTGCGTCCACAACCTGTTTAATTGTTTCTTCTTTAATCGCTGTTCCACCTAATTGCTTATCGAGTTCAGCAGCCTTTGCAGCTTCGATCTTTTGTTGATGAGCGATCTCTGCTTGCTTAATTCGTTCCGCATCAGCTTTATTGCTCTGATTCATAAAGTAGAATAAGACACCTACTAATACCAGTGCACCAATTACCAAGTACTTCATACCCCACCCTTAAGCATTCCGCCACTCAATCTTAACAATCTTTCCACGGCACAAAATTACGGTGTATTCCTGCATATCTACACGATAAACGTATTCAGTTGCAGCACAGTAAAATTGACCATCATCAAGAACATAATGCTTCGGTCTAGGCTTACCCATTTTTTCAATCAACGATTCTTCAGTTTGACCAACCGAAACAATGTCGCCAGAATTGGTTCTAAAGTTGTTTGTAGTACTTCCAGCCCAAACAGCGGTAGAAATAACGGTTAAAGCTAAAATTATAAGTTTTTTCATGAATACCCCCTTGTTGTGAGACCTAGTCTATTTTTATTCCTTTAATTCATCAACAAAACTTTTAAATTGCTTCGCTGCTGCATGTTGTGCCATACGGATAATATTGGATTGAGTAGCAATATTCTGCTTTTCACGTTTCACTACTGCTTCTGTATAAAGCTTAAATGCTCCATAGGTCATATTCATGATGCTGTCATGGCTATGGCCATTCGATACCAATAACTGGAATGAATCAAACCAAGTCGAATCCTGATCATTGGTTTCGCTACGTTTCTTACGGCGTTTTGATTTCGGCTCTTTATCGACGAAATATTGCTGATTGGCTTTTAGGCCAGTTTTGAGAAGTTGTATAAATACTTCCTGATCTTGAGCCGCTTTTAAAATCGCTGGATGGTCCAGATCAGTAATCAACTGAAGCATCACTACACATTCAATCAAATGCTTTTGAATTACCTTCTTAAGAATTTCATCTGAATAGTCACTTACATTGCCCAGCATATTCTTGATGGGATCAGCTGCACCTACCCATAAGTCAAACTGACTCATCTGGATCTGTCGAACTTCAAGTGAGACATCATCAACTTCAAGGCTCAAGCTACGGTTCGATGCAATAAAGAAATCATTCATGATTGAATCCTAAAAAACAGGCACAAAAAAAGACGCTGATGCGCCTGGTATTCTTTGTGCCTGTAAAACTTATGCTACGGAAAATCGATCAATACAGCCAAATGGACCAGCTTGCGGATCATTCGCTTTGGATGAATCAGCTAAACACTCACCTTCAACATCAAATGATGCAAAGTCTTCATTGATCAAGTCGAATTCAGTATCAGGTGAGAACTGAACTCGCCACAATTCAACAGAAAGCTTGTCACCCGAGTAAGTATCAATCCCTTTGAATAGTAAGGCGTACTCACGCCCAAAATGCGTCGCCATGGCGGTTCGCTCTACCACACCAGCGCTGCCTGACCAAGTTACAGGTCCCGCAGGCTCTACAAGAAATTCGACTGTGCCAAATACCGAATCCAAGCTGTAAGTGGATGGATCAATATCCGTACTGCCAGTTTTGAAAGCAACCCCAGTTAAATTGCGATGGCCAAGGCTGATCATGTGACCCGCCTGAACAGTACCCAGTGATTGATCTGCAAGGGCTTGAGCTGTCGTTTTAGCCGTTTCACCACTAAACAAAATATTCTTGTTTTGCTTATTAAGCTCTTCAAGAGATCCACTAAATGTCACACCAGTAGCTTTACGCAAAATTGCATCTTTTGCGCGTGTCCCATCTATAGCAGTGAAATGATCAGTTGAGTCAGATGAAATCGCAATTTGCATATTGGGTGCATTACCCATCGTCAAATAAGGCCCCACTACACCATTAGTAATTAATGCGGCAAGCATCTCACCTTGCAGTGAAATTAGATCAGGTTTAGCCATCTACTTTAGCCTCTTTTGTAGTTTTGGTTTGTACAGCAGGCTTATTCTCAGAAGCTTCCATCACTTCTTCAATCACACCACGCTGCAGTAAGTCTTGGATCTGTGCGGCGGTCAAACCACCAACAATATCCCCAGTACGAAAACGCCCAACAGGTTGCCGGGCTTTGTATTGCTTAGTCATATAAGCTCCTATACGAATGTTTTTGATTCAAACACCAAAGTGATATACACGCAGGTGGTCGAGTAATCCTCCTCAATGGCAACCAAGTCTAGCGGTCTTGCACTTGACGCTGGATTCCAACCACATAGAAGCTCTAGAACCTTTTGCGTCAATATCCCAGCTCGGTCCAGTGCCTCAGCACCATTACTCAACTGTGATGCTGCATGGCGCTCAACAACAGTTACTTCCCATTGCTTGGCAAGCATGTTGGTCGATGATCGTCCCGCATCATCTACTTTACGTACACGGCGGTAATACACTTGGGCGTTTGGAGTTACCTGTGTCATTTCAGTGATTTTGGCTGAATTAGCAGGTGTATAAATCATCTTAAAGTCTGCAATTTCACTGAGCTTTTCGGCAATTTCAGAACGAACAGCAAAGAAGTTTTGTGCATCACTCATGGGTTAAATGCTCCACAATAATATCCATCACCTCATTTTCATCGGATTCCGTGAGACCTAAGAAAGGACGGCGAGGCATATTGACCTTGTACGGCTTGCCCATAGTTTCCTGCATGAAGTTGGATCTCGATTGGCGTACAAATCGATTCCCAACAGTACCGTCACGCCCTTGTCGAAAGTAGGTCCTTCTCATACGGGCTTCATGATGGATCTCACCACCGAAATGATGAATAGCTGCATACTCAACATCTGTTCCAATCTCAACACCATTCGGCAGAACGTTATGAGTAATTGAATTCATCAAGCGTGATGTATCTCGAAGCGTTGTCCCGCCTTGACGAGCCACCCGACCTGAAATACGCCACTTACCCTCTAAGCCTTCGCCCACCATCCAGCGGCGTCGGATATTGTTTGAGACTGTATAGCCTATCGCCTCAAACAATTGATGCTTAGTTTGATCAAGTCCTGAGAATCGCTCCAGCGCTTGAACTATTAAAGATTCACCATCTGCCTGAATGGTGATACCCACACCAGCCATAAGAACCTCACTTGATGCTAGGCATCATGTCTAAAGTTGCATCACCAAATACACCGCCACGATATGTGCTACCGATCGGCATCGTTGCTGGTGCATTGACAGGCTTCTCTTCAGTGACTTGATTTTGATTATCGAGAATGGCCAAGACATTTTTTCCATCCCGAACACCTTTTAAGAACTCTTTGGCATCTTCGTAGCGCTTCCGAACTTCTTCGGTAGGCTGCTGAAAGTACAAACGATAGCGTGCAATATCACACGCTAATCGTTTTAAATTGTTCGGGGTGCTTGGTAGTGGCAGTGCGTATTTGGCAGCAAGATAGCTGTCAATTTCTTCACTTGCGTCTTGTATAGCATCTTGCACTGCAGTGCCTGACGAAGGATGCATACTTTCCAATTGCTCGATTTCATCTCCAAATCGCTTGGTAAGTTCTTCACGCGTTGCATACATGGATCACCTACCTATTTTTCAGTTGACGTTGTAGCCTTCTTAGCCTCGGCAGTAGCCTTTTTCAAAGCCGCTTCAGAAGCATTCAGAGATTTCTCTAAACCTTCAACCTTCGCTTTCAGCTCTGCGACTTCTGCATCAGCTTGGGTTTTACCAGCAATTAGAATTTCTTCATTTGCCTTCAGCTCTGCGACTTCTGCCGTAAGACTTGCTAACTGAGCCGCGGTACCATCAGCCTTAGGTTCCTTGGGCTCTTGATATTCTTCAATAGCCCCAGATACTAAAAGGGCCTGAATGCGGTCATCATTCAAGCCCTTGATTTCATCACCCGGCATAAACTGCCCGATGGATTGCTTTGCAATGTACTTTGGCATCTAAGCCTCCTTATAAGGTAATGAATCCAGTACCGCCACAAATACCATTTTTGTTGCTCGGGACAACAAGCGGTGCTGATTCTGTAAGAAGCATGATTCCACTTGGATCTTCTTCATACCATTGACGATCAAAGTATTCCAAAGCCAAACCATTTGCATGGATGTTTTCGATCTTACATTGAGTGACATAACCATTATTGTCAGCAATCAATGCAAAGTAGTCTTGTGGAATAAAGCGCTTGGTCTGACCTTTGTTTTTGTAGGTAGCATCATACGTCCAGATTTCAATGTCACCCAAGTAGCCTTTGAATTTGGCTGAACGTGAAGCATTGAGCTCTGGGCGGTACGGAACGCTGATGCCTGCATACGGCGCTACAAACTTCGCTTTGAAGTCTGCATTCTTTTCTAAGACTGACCACACCTTACCAGTAGTCAGAATCATCTTAGCCTCACCACCATCTTCATCAAGCATGCGCTGAGCCATGGTGTCGATATCCTCGACTGGGGTTGCTCCCACCTGATCCCAAGCGTTTGCAGGCGTAAATGCTAATGATGCATCGCGGCCGTACGAAACCACATTTTTGGTGTAATCATCCGATTCAAGAATGATTTGGCCAGTGGTTACCAGTTCAGCTGCCATCAAGATTTTACGGTTATCGATTGCATCATGGTTACGCTTCATGGTTTCAATCTGCGCAATCACGTATTGCTCTGATGTACTGAGCTGATTACTACCAGTTGAGATAATGTTGGAGTCTCGCAAACGAGCCAGTAATGCTGTATCCCATGCAGTTGCAGGGGTAATCTGATTCTTTGGTTTGAGGTAAGCTGGGTTTAAATGTTGCACTTGAATCGCAGTTGTGCGGTCGAATGGTTTACCAGGAATCTGCGGAGCAACCAAAGGTGCAATATCAGATTCAGTTTCAAGCTCAGCAATAGGAACTGTGCTTGTGGTAAATGATTTGCGACGAGGGAATAGCTTGTCCAACAACCACGTATCCATTGGCGCATAGTTCGAGTGAATGAGAGCTAATTCATCTACACCTAACAGCTCAAGCGGTGCATTATTAATTACAAAACTTTGTGGCATGACTTACACCTTTGATAGTTCGATTTTGTTTTTAGATGCCTTGGCACGTGCCGCATCGTACTTGTCAGCTGTTAACGCAACACCTGAAATTGAAACCGCTTCAATGCTAAAAACACCACCAATGAAGTACGGAATTTCAGTTCCTTTTGCTGCCGCTTCTGTTGCTTGAGCAGCAGTTAACGTTGCACCACAAATAACATCCCACGTTGATTCATCTGCAGCGTGGGTAAGGACATTTGCAGCAGATACAACAAGCAAATCCCCTTCTTTGTATGCTGTAGCTGTTGTCACCTTACCGTTAGCACGGCGTGTTTTACCGACATCCAAATTGAATGGTCGAGATTGATGCGAAGTTGAGATAGTAGTCATCTATTAAGCCCCTTGCTTCTGAGCTGCAAAAGCCTTAGCTCCTGCAGTAAATTGATGCTCTTGGTTACCACCTTGCCCCTGCTGTCCACCCTGACCACCCGTAGCTTGATGACTAAACAAGTGCTGTAAGTGAGCTGGAACGACGTTGGTTTGCTGTTGACCTGCAGGTGGTGCTGGCTGCTGTCCTGAGAACTGTTT